GAAATGGCGCTGATTTAGAAAATGCCTGGTTTTATTTAATGCCAGTTAATACACATGGCAATATGAATCTTAATCCATTACTAGATTTATATACAGTGCCAGGCGGAGGCGGAGGCGGTCGATATACTGCAACAGCTGCTCCTAAAAATGTAGAAATTAATGATTATAAGCCTGGCGAAAACTTTTTAGAAAATGAAGGTATAAAAACATTACAGCCGTACGAAGGCGATGTTATTATACATGGTCGGACAGGTCAAAGTATACGTTTAGGCTCTACTATATATGGTAGTACGTCACAGTACGAGCAAAAACCATTTTGGAATTGGAAGACAAATCCGGTAGATGTTAAAGGATTGCCTTTAACAAAAGGCACGCCGATCACTATTATTAGTAATGGACATGAATCATCAGGAGGCCCTAACAAGTATATAATTGAAGATCCTGAAAAAACTAAAAGTATTTTTATTTTAAGTTCTGATCAGAAAATAAAATTTACAACATCTCAACAGCAAATTGGGGTAGGCGCAACACCGGTAGGATTATATGATAAATCTCAAGCGATTCTTTCAGCTGATCGGCTACTTTTTAATTCTAAATTAGATGAGATTATATTATCCGGTAAGAAAACTGTTAGTATTGCTACACCTAAATGGCAAATGGATATGGATAAACTATTTACTATTTTAGAAAAAACGTTACAGCAATTAGCAGACTTAACAGCTGGAAAAGCACAATTTCAGACTCCTATGGGCGGGCCGACGTTAACTGCTACTAATGTAGCTCAGGTACAACAATTATTAGTTGAATTGAAAACGATGAAACAATAAAGGATCTATATGCCATTATCAGCAGCACAGCCCGCATTAGAAGCGCAAATATTTGCAGCTTTAAAAAAAGCGCAATTATCAAAAAATCCTGAATCTGCTACACAAACATTAGCTAAAGATTTAGCACGCGCAATACATTTATATGCATTACAAGCTCAAATTAATCCTGGTCAAGTTGTAGTTACAGCTTTTGCTCCTTCGCCGCTGGTCGGGACTACAACAACCCCCGGAACCGTATCGTAAACATATTTATTTAAAAGGATATTATGGATACCAAGTCTTTTATAAAGGCATTACGTACTATTATACGTGAAGAAGTACAAACGGCTGTACGTAACGAATTACGTAGCTTATTGACAGAACAGACTAAAAAATCATATACTCCTACAGTTACAGAAACGGCAATGCAGTCTAAAAAACAATCACAAAAGCCTAAATCTTTTGTCAAAGATCCGTTACTTAATGAGTTATTAAATGATACTGCATCTAGACCGTTAAATTTATCAGAAGGCGGTATGATGTCATTTACATCTGAAATGGCTCAAGCTTTTGGAGCTATGCGTAGTAATGAGCCTTCTATCGTACCTTCATATGATTTAGATGGTCGGCCAGTAAATGTAGAAAATGATAATGTAGCTACTGTAGTTAATGCAATGAATAAAGATTATTCAGCATTAATGAAAGCGATTGATAAGAAGAAAGGTCGTTGATGGCAAGGACCATTTATCAATACAAACCGTTTATTGATCCTAGCTCAACAGCTGTTGGTATAAAATTACCTTTTAATCAAGCAGCTATTAGTAAGGATGATCGATCTAGTACGGTAGGTAATGTACTAAGCGGATCTTTTCTGTCAACAGGCGGTAAAGGTGTATTTTCTTTATCTTATACTACAGAAGACCAAGCTATTAGTAATCTTACTAATTTATTGCTTACTAGGAAAGGTGAGCGGTATATGCAACCAAATTTTGGCACTATCATATATGATAGTATATTTGAGCAAAATACAGATGTATTAGCTGATAATTTACAATCTAGCTTACAAGAAGATATTGGGTATTGGCTACCATACATAACTTTAATCAATGTCGATGTGTTTCGCGATACTCGTAATGAAAATGCATTAAACATTCGTATCGTATTCCGAGTTACAAATTTAGGAGCTAATTTAGTAATAAACGTATTAGCTCAAGAAAACACAATAATAGTATCTCAAGCTACTCCAGAGGTTGACGCTAATCGTCAGTTAACTGCAGTCGGAGTGTTTGCATCTAGGAGAATTTAATGGATTTAGTTAAAAAGGATGTAAAATATTTAAATAAAGATTTTGCTCAGTTTAGGCAAAACTTAATTACATTTGCTAAACAGTATTATCCAAATACCTATAACGATTTTAATGAGTCGTCTCCAGGCATGATGTTTATAGAAATGGCATCCTATGTTGGCGATGTATTATCATTTTATGCAGACCAGAGTTTTCGCGAATCAGTATTGTCCAATGCATTAGAAGAAAGTAATGTATTAATGCTTTCTCAACTATTTGGATATAAGCCCAAACTTAATACGCCAGCTATTGTTGATTTAGATGTATATCAACTAATACCTGCTATAGGCACTGGTACTAACGCACGTCCAGACTTTCGTTATTGTTTAAATATTAGACAAGGTATGCAGGTAGCTACAGATTCTGCAGCAGCGCCGATTAAATTTCGTACCATTGCTGATGTAGATTTTACGTTTAGTAGTTCTCTAAATCCTACAGATATATCCGTTTATGAAATTGATGGGTCAGGTAATGTACAATATTATCTCTTAAAAAAATCTGTACAAGCTGTATCTGGAGAAGTTAAAACTTCTACATTCACGTTCGGTGATCCTAAACCGTACGATAAAATTGTATTACCGGAGTCTAATGTATTAGATATAATTAGTGTTACAGACGATGATGGTAATATTTGGTACGAAGTTGATTATTTAGCACAAGATACAGTATTTGATGATGTAGTTAACATACCGTATAACGATGCAGAACTTTATATTTATAGAAGTTCGACGCCATATTTATTAAAACTACGTCGATCGGCTCGTAGATTTGTGACACGTATACGCGAGGATAATCGTATAGAATTGCAATTTGGGTCAGGTGTTAGTTCTGATGCTGATGAAGAATTAGTACCTAATCCTAAAAATGTAGGGTTAGGATTAGAATATTTAGCACGTACAACAAATTCAAATCTAGATCCTAGTAATTTTTTATATACTAGTACGTATGGATTAGCTCCTAATAATGTAACTTTAACTGTTACATATAGTGTCGGCGGTTCAGTTAACGACAATGTAGCATCTAATACTCTTACTAAAATAGATTCTGTTACTTATAATTCAGCTACCGAACTTTATGGATTAGATTTGACAGATACTAAAACTACTGTAGCTGTTAATAATCCTATATCGGCCACTGGCGGTAAAAGTAAAGAATCGATTGATAATATACGACAAAATGCCATGGCAAGTTTTGCAGCACAAAACAGAGCTATTACACGCGAAGATTATATAACTAGATGTTATGCAATGCCCGGACGATTCGGGTCAGTTGCTAAGGCTTACATTGTCAGTGACTTTCAATTAGATACTAGCGATCGTGATTATCCTAGAGATACTATTGCTAATCCATTAGCATTGAATTTATACGTATTATCATATGACGCTAATCGTAATTTTACAGAACTTAATCCGGCTACAAAAGAAAATTTACGTACATATTTGTCTAATTACCGTATGTTAACAGATGCTATTAATATAAAAACTGCGTACATTGTTAATGTTGGTATAGAAGTAGATATTGTACCTGTGCCTAGTTATAATGCTAACGAAGTTATTTTGACGTGTATTGATAAACTTAAACAAATATTCGACCCTGACCGTTTGCAAATAAACGGATTAATCAATATTTCTAACATCACTAGTGAGTTAGATAGATTACCAGGTGTACAGTCAGTGGCTAAGTTTGAAATGAAAAATTTATTTGATAAAAACTTAGGTTATTCAGGAAATGTATATGACATAACAGGAGCTACTAAAAATGGAATCATATATCCTAGTTTAGATCCTTGTATTTTTGAAATAAAATATCCTAATGCAGATATTAAAGTACGAACAGTAAAACCGTAAAGAGTAACGCATGTACCACCTATATTATCCAGAACGAGATGCTACAATATACGAACGATATCCGGAGAAAAATACGGGTATAGATCCTATTTTAGATTTGATCAAACATGCGTCGGGGTCATTGTTTGAACGACAAATACAAAGTGCTAATTATAATTCAAGATTCTTATTAGATTTTGGATCTCAAATAACGGCAATTGCTAATGCAATCACTGCGGGCGATATTCCCCCAATTGGCCCTAAGTCTCAAAATTCCGCATCTGTTTATTTAAATATACGTGCTGCACAAGCTACAGACTTACCTATTAACTATACTATTTATGCGTTTCCTGTTTCCGAGTCATGGACGAATGGTAACGGTAGATTTGATAATGTACCTAATATATCTAATGGAGTATCATGGTATTATCGCGACAACAATAATCAAGCTACTTTTTGGAAAACTGGGTCAGCTCATAGTAAAAATGATTTTTCTAGTACAACGCCGTTGGGTGGTGGTACATGGATAACAGGGTCTGGATATGAGGCTAGCCAATCATTTACATACGAAGAGCCAGATGTTCATATGGATGTTACTAATATCGTTAAACGATGGATTGACGGTACAATTCCTAATCATGGGTTTATAATTAAAAGATCTAAAGCAGATGAAAATTCATACGATGTATTAGGCACTGTAAGTTTTTATGGATTAGATACTCATACAATTTATATACCTAGACTAGAAGTAGCATGGAATGATACTGTATTAACTGGTACAGGATCTAAGTCTGAAATTTCTGATAATATTTTTATTCCGTATATAAAAAATATTCGTAATGAATATCGTGAATCGGAACGTGCTATATTTCGTATAGGAGCCCGGCCAGAATTTCCTACAAAGACATATGCTACTAGTTCAAACTATTTAGTGGATTACCGTTTACCGACATCTAGTTATTATAGTATACAAGATGCTGTTACGATGGAAACTATTATTCCATTCGATACAGATGCTACTCAAATATCATGTGATGATAAAGGTAGTTTCTTTAAATTACGTTTAAATACGTTTCAGCCGGAGCGATATTATAAAATAGTTTTAAAGGTTGAACGTGATGGTGGAGACGATGTACAAATGTTTAGTGAAGGTTTTTATTTTAAGGTAGTTAGATAATGGCTAGTAATAGATTTATAGATAGGAATAATCCTAAAGAAACGTCACGTGTAGATTTAAATACTACATTGTTAGACATTATGCAAAAGGAGTTTCCGAATGATCCTTTGTACAGTCAAGGATATTTAACTCCTAAGCAAATTACGGCACGTACAACATTAGTAAAACCGTTCAACGAAAAAGAAGTAACGGTAGCTATACGTGATAGTTTAAATGTGTTGCAGATGTCATCTGGATCTAAAACTTATGCCGAATATACTTTAGATAAATCGTACCCGACTATTAACGATAAAGACTTAGACGATCTTATAGATGAAGAATGGGATTTCTATGTTAAGACGAGTACGCCTAGGCCAGTTCCTCCTACAGGATTATTTCTTATCAACGCAGAAATAGAATTAAATCCTGTAGATTGGCATGATGCATATTTACAATATGGACCGACGACAATATCAGCTCGATTAAATGAAGGTACAGAACCTGATGTTGTAATACGATCGACGTTTTGTGTATACTATGTAGAAAACGGACGAGCGCTCCCTATACCAAATTATCAAACATTAGAAGTAATGTTAGTAGAACGTGGTAAAACTTATGGAGATATACAAGAAGCTACACCAGAACAAATTCAACAGTTTGATATGATATTAGATGGTACTTTCGAAGGAGATCGTACTTTAGGTAAACCTGATCCGATCGAAGAGTTTGAATTTCGTAAAGTATTAGATCGTAGCATTGACTGGAATTATCAGGTACGTTTTGAAAGTGGATATCGTCCAAAAGCTCCGTTTTATCGAGATCCAGGCGATTATTTAAAACCTGCAGGATATAAAGGTACGGGGGCTAGTGATATATATTTAACGGAAGATCCTAGAGATTTATATTTTGACCAGGTATTTCAAAAACAGACGTATAGA